AGCAGGGTCCGCCAGCCCAAAGACCCACTGTTCGCCGTGTTCCAGAGGCTCAGCCGCGTATTATTTCTCCGCAGCCGACCCCGACGCCGCAGCCTGCTGTGCAACCAGCAGCAACCCCCCAACCGGCTCCACAGGCTGGCATTAGAACCATTTCCGCTCCAGCGCCTGCTGGAATTAGCACAGCATTGCGTCAGCAGACTGAGCAAGGCTTAATGCAACCGTATAGTGGTGTTGGTTCAGTGAGGGTGTGATGAGTAGTGAAGAGCTTCGCGTTCTAATCGCAGAGATTCAGGGTGATGTACGGTTGGTCAATGAGAAGATCGACCATGTTCGCGAGAGCTTTGAGGACAGGCTTCACACAATCAAGACCAACGACATTCACCATGTTCAGATGAAGGTAGACAATATCTACCGTGGAGTCTGGTTTCTGGTGGCGCTCATTCTCAGCAATTTTGCTTTGGCTATCACCAACATCTTCTTTCTATGACAATGCTTAGCCAGCACTTCTCATTGCGGGAGATGACCCGCAGCCAAGTCGCTTCTCGCCTTGGGATCGACAACACCCCGGACGAGTCAGCCATCAAGAACATGATGGCCCTGTGTGAAAATGTCCTTGAGCCGATTAGGAAACACTTTGACACCCCATTTAGTCCATCATCTGGTTACAGGTGCCCGCAACTGAACCAAGCAATTGGCGGATCAATTACGAGCCAGCATTGCCTTGGTCAGGCTGCTGACATTGAGATTCCGGGGTGGGACAACAGAAGTGTTGCACTCTGGATCAAGGGCCATGTTCCCTATGACCAGTTGATCCTTGAGTGCTACAAGCCTGAAGACCCACATTCCGGCTGGGTCCATGTCAGCTACACAGATGTCAACCGCAAAGAATTTCTTGTCTTTGACGGCTCCAAGTACACCTTAGGAAAGTGAGCCAATCCCGTTACGGGCGGCCTCTTCCTTGATGTCGCTTGACAGGAACTCTTGATCGATCAGTTCTTTGACTTGACCTGAGAGTTTCCTGTTGCGAACCTTGGCGATAAAAGAAAGACGCCGATAGGTGCTTTCAGGGATGCTCAGTGTTTTCCAACCAGTGCGATCAGTAGGCATATGTCTCTCCGAAAAAATAAGTACAACGCCAAGAAGACGAATGTTGATGGGATTACGTTTGACAGCAGGCGGGAAGCGAGCCGTTACGGCGAACTCAAGACCCTCCTGAAGTCCGGGTTGATATCAGACCTTGAGCTACAGGTTCCCTTCCCGTGCATGATTAACAGCAAAAAAATCTGTTCGTACAAAGCTGACTTTGTGTACACCCAAGACGGCAAGCGCATCATCGAGGATGTGAAGGGCTTTATGACGAGGGACTTCAAGTTGAAGAAGAAGCTCGTTGAGGCTCTGCATAATATCGAGATTACGTTGGTCAAGTAGTGCGCTACTAATCGTACACCAAGCGTAATATCTGTCAACACAAGCGTGTTCCACACCTATTGAGAAAAAACCCCCGGAACCACCAAAGGCTCCGGGGGCGAGTGCGTCCTGAGGGACGTTGGGAGGACCAGAATTATGCAGAAATCTGCCATATTTGACAAGTGCGGCGGTTAGCGACTATTAATGCATCATTCGGTGGTCGGAATAACGGCAGCGCCGGATGAACTTGGAGGGGGTACTGTGGGATTCTGCTACACCCCAGCCGCAGCCCGAAAGACCGAGGCGGCAGCAGAGCGGGGCGTGGCTCCCTGAACAAGCAGCGGTTGATCTGACAGCGTCACGGTATGTCAGGGCCTTGTGCGACGGATGGCTCCAGTGGTGCAGGGAGGGGACGCCCCACTCTTTAGTGGGGATAGTCTCCCTATGCCTAGTACTCAGGATTCACCAGTGGTGCAGTTAGGAAAGGAAAGAAAGATGGAAGTTACGAACAAGCACAATTTGCCTTACCCGTTTGTGAAGGCGCTGACGGGAGACAGGAGGCAGCCTGTAGAAAAGCGCGTTGGCGTTACGACGTTGATTAAGCCGCCACGGATGGCAGCCCTTGAGAGGCAGAACTGGGACAAGACCTCAGTTGATGCATCAGAGATGATGTATGCCCTTCTGGGGAATGCTTTTCACAAGATCATTGAAGACAACTCCGAAGGCGACCCTGATCTTGAAGCGGCTGAGCTTAAACTAGAAGGTCAATACTTTGGGTGGACTGTCTCAGGGATTATTGACCGCATCTCGAAGTCAGGTGTGATTACCGACTGGAAGACCACATCTGTGTGGAGTGCGGTTTACGGGAACGACGGTTGGGAGCCGCAGCTAAACGTCTATGCCCAGCTTGCGAGAGACAATGGATACGACATCAGAGGTCTGTCGATCTTTTCGTATTTCAGGGATTGGAATGAGCGTCGTTCTTTTGATGGCGGCTCTTACCCGGAGCATATGTGGGGCAGTTACGACATCCCGCTTTGGTCTGAAGAAAAGGCCAAGCTCTACATCCAAGAGCAAGTCACGGCGCTGGAGGCAGCCCTTGATGGAGAGAATGTTCTTTGTAGCGAAGAAGACAGGTGGGCGACGGCGGATACTTACGCCGTGATGAAGCCCGGCGCGAAGAGGGCGACAAGAGTCTTCGATACGGAGGAACAGGCAAAAGAATATCTTTACAACAATGTCGGAAAGGGTAAAGTTGAGTTGCGGATCGGTGAAAAATTTAAGCGATGTCAGCGATACTGCGGCGCGAGCGCATTCTGCCAGCAGTATCAGGAAGGAGTAGGAAATGAATCTGCATGATCTGAGTGCGCCGTTTAACCCCGACGAAATCGAATGGCGAGTTGGGGCCACCAACAAAGACAAAACAAAAGGTATTGCTCTTGCTTACATCACTGCCAGAGCGGTGATGGATCGGCTTGACCAAATCTGCGGCCCGGAGAACTGGCAATGCAGATACAGCCATGCTGGAGACAAGACCGTCTGTGAGATCGCCGTTCGTTGCAATGACGAATGGGTGGTGAAATCAAACGGCGCTGGCGACACTGATGTTGAGGGTCCGAAGGGCGCGTTGTCTGATGCGTTTAAGCGGGCTGCCGTGTTGTGGGGTATTGGTCGTTATCTGTACTCCCTTGATAGTCCTTGGGTGGCTCTGGAGGCCCGTGGGCGTTCATATGTTATCGCCAAGTCTGAACTTCCGAGACTGAAATCCATGCTTGGCTCTGTTAAGCAGGAGACCCCTGTTGTCCGTCTGACAATTGAGCAAGCAAACGAGAGGGCATCCCAAATTGAGGGTCTGCTTCGTGATTGCAAGTCATTGGATCAGTTGAAAAAAATCTGGTCTGAATCCGCGCAGGCGTTGAAGCTGGTGTCTGAGGGGGACGGTTCTCTCTACTCTGCCCTTGTAGAAGTTAAAGATGCAATGAAGGAAAAGCTGAATGGCTAGTTTGAATAAAGTCACGTTGATTGGAAACGTGGGTAAAGACCCTGAGATTCGCGTTTCGCAGAACGGGAACCAGATCGCCAGTTTTTCTGTGGCGACATCTGAGTCTTGGAAGGATAAATCATCCGGTGAGCGGAAAGAGAAGACTGAGTGGCACCGTGTTGTTTGCTTCAGCCCCGGCCTTTGCAAGTTCATTGACGGCTACGTCAGGAAGGGGTCTCAGGTCTATGTCGAGGGTCAGCTTCAAACACGCAAGTGGACTGATAAATCTGGTCAAGACAAGTACACAACCGAAGTTGTCATTCAGGGGTATGGCGGTGAGCTTAAACTCATTGGCGGAAAGTCATCTGGAGGCTCTAAGGGTTCTGAAGCGCCTCCTGCCAAAGAGTCTTCTTTCGACGATCTTGATGACGAAATCCCGTTTTAGATCGAAGAAGTATCTTCAGTATGTGGCTAGTCTGGGCTGTGTGCTTTGCGGCGCTGATGCTCAGGCTGCCCATGTCAGGATTGGGCACTATGCGATGGGGCTGAAGCCCGACGATGATCGTGTAGTGCCCTTGTGTCCCTACCATCACACTGATGGACCGGACGCACAGCATAAGAGCAACGAGAGAGAGTGGTGGGATAGACATGGCATTGACCCAATCAAACTCGCCTACCTTATCCGAGAGAGCAATTTCGACTATGAGCAGGGATGGTTCGTCGTCAGAGAGGCTAAGCGACTTGCCGGAACAGTGGAGGCTGGCATCGGAGAAGTGGGTGGAACTAGACGGCGCGGCTCGTCTTCTTGAAGACAGCAGCAAGACTATATTCAGTCAGATTATGACGGAGTGGGGGAGCATTCCTGTCAACAAGGCTGAACACAAGTCTCGTCAGGATCAGAGATACGTTGACATCAGAAAGGAAGCCAACCAGATGAGAACGCAAGCTAACCTTGCGAAGGTGCGGGCGGACTACATGAAGATGAAGTTCGAGATGTACCGCACAGCGGAGTCTTCGCGTCGAGCAGAGATGTCTTTGCGATGAGCATAGAGTCAAAGATTATGAAGGACATCAGGTCGTGGAGCCTTGGTGTTCTGGAGGAGCCATCAGAGTTCCTGAATGGCTTTCCTCCGTGCCCTTACGCGAAAGCTGCGTGGAAGCAGAAGAAAGTGTCCATCGAGGTCTTTCACATTCCTGCTGACGTTGACGGCGGCTTGATCGAATGCCCAGAGATATTCGACAACGGCATCAAGAGCATTATTGAGGATGACAAGGATGTCCACATTATAGCAATTCCAAACTGGCAGGCGCTTGTTTCATCGGAAGACATGGACCGGGCGTGTATGGAGGCCAATAAGGTTTTGGCCCCGTCTGACATTTACTTGATGTCGTTCCATCCTGATGACCAGCCGGAATCTGACCATTTCGAGTTCCTGTATAAGACATACGAAGAGGTTCCCGATCTCGACCATTACGGAATGATATTTATTCAGAGGCTGTCTTTGCTAATGGCCGCAAGCGAGGACTTGCTGAAGAGGGGTTATTACGACAACTGGAAAGTTAAGGACTATAATTCCCTGATAGAACCGAGGTATCTGTCATGGCATATCAGTGAAAGGGCGGCAGCCAATGAAAAAGAGGCCCCCCGTGATTGAGGAAATCCTAAAAGAAATTGAGGACGAAACTGGCGAGGAGTTCGGCGCTGACGAAATTCTCCGCTCCTGCGAGTCATGTGGGTGCCCCGGATTTCTAGTTACAGGAGAGGGAAGGCTACAGTGCGTCAACTGTAACGAGTATGACCAGCATGTAATGGTGCATTTTCTGGATAGTAGGGTAAGCAACTAATTGACCTACTAGCACTCGTGTGTAAGTATGTGTTGCTATGACTACTAGAAACCCATACGCGCGAGCGCTTGCTGACAGGCTTTTCCGTCAACGGAAGGTTATGCCAAAAAAAGGCCGTGCGTCTTATTCCCGCAAAGGGAAGCGAGGTTGGTATGGTCGAGGTCAACGAGAAGTTCCTGAAGGTTCTTGAGCCACTAGAACAGCAAGTTGAGATGTTGCAGGCCAGCATCTCGGCTATAAAGTCGCAGTTGATGCTGAGCGATAGACGCTACATTGCTCAGATGACTGACGATTACCTTGAAAACCACTTCAGTCCCGGACTGACCGAATGACAGAAGACCTTGCCCTGAACGAGCGTCAGAAGACTTTTGTGAGGGAATTGGTTTACGGCAACTGCTCTCAGACTGAGGCGGCACGACGCGCTGGATTTGCACAGCCCGCTCAGGCTGCTACCCGCCTTCTTAAAGACCCCAAGATTGGGGCTTATCGCGCAGAGCTTCAGGATGACATTGCCGCTGAGTACGGTATCTCAGCAGAGCGGAGTATGCGCGATCTCCTCAACATCAGGAATGGCGCTATAGAGAACGGTCAGTACGGCGCAGCCGTAGCCGCTGAGAAGCTCCGCGCACAGATGGGAGGACTTCTCAACGAGAAGCGCGATGACCCCATGAAACTGATGTCCAAAGAGCAGATAGAAAAGAGACTCGAAGAGCTTCAGAAGCTATCAGAAGCAAAGACGGTCGCCCTCGAAAAAACGCAGGACGGAATCTTTACTGCCAAGTCCTGAGTGTTGCACTGATGCAACACAATCAGAAGAAATAGATCAACGACGCGAATAGTCGTTGACCCTGTCCGTAGCCCAATTATGTTGGTCTTGTGTCAAAAGACACGAATGTCAACTTGGAGATTTACTATGGACGAAAACAGCATTGGAAGTCATTACGACCGTCCCGCTGAGCAAATCGATGAGCTTGAGATCGACTCCGATTTCTTTATTGAGAGCATCAAGCGGCTCACAAAAGATCAGCGCAAGGCATTTCAGTCTCTTGGCGAGCAAGAGGCCCGGTTCTTGGTAGATCAGTATTACACGGTGCAGAAGAACCGCAT